ATCCACATTTGTCCCTTAAGTAACACTTGTGGAGTATCTCGTACGGGGGATGAAAAAACCCGCGCGGCCTGACAGTAAGGCCACGCGGGTTTAGCCGAGGGGAAGGGAAACACATCCCTAGTATACACTTTCCAGCTCGATGAATCTATGTTTCGAATCATCAACAAGAGAAGTAACAAATTGCGTTGCATCTTCAATTCGTGAGAACGTTCTAACGCGCTTGTCGTTGTATTCGAAATCGTAATACCATACGTTGAATTGCACGTACGTTAAGCCCTTCGAATCGCTGACGCTCTCCTCGATAGGCTCAAATCCGTGGTTCCTAATAATCCGGTCGGCCTGCTTGATTGTATCCGCGTCAAACTCGAAGACATCAAGGCTAGTTTCCATATAAACGCTGATAGCCTTCTCGTTCGCGCAAATATGCGCGTGATGGATTCCGTTGCTTGCTTTCTTGCTGTACTCGTAAACCTTCATTGTCGATGTTCCTTTCTGTGCGTTTCCCTTATCGACAATATTAGTATAGCGCACATTGAAGCGATTAGCAACAACTTTTTATTTTATTTCTCACGACAATAAAAGACCCCGCGCGATTATCCGCGCGGGGTCTGCAACTTTAAGCAGGTGGATTCTGCGGGAGCGTGGTCATCGCGGAGCCATAAACCGCGTTAGTCACGTTCTGATAGGTAATCTTTACGCCTTCAGCGGCTTTAAAACTCATGTTCTTAGTGCTGCCGTCATTACCCTGCATGACGAAGAAATACGTATCCACCATGTTGAACGGGAGCGCGGGCTTGTAAACAACGGTGCCGTCATTGCCACTTGCTCCGAGTACTTGCACGATAACGTTCATCATCACGCGCGACACGGTCACACCACCCGAGCTACCGTAGCCGTGCGCAGCGTTGAGCGTGTTACCTCCGCGCATGCCGGAGATGATGTTGGCCGCGATGAGGTTCTGGCCTGCCTGCTTTGGATGCTGGCCCTTGTCGGATGTTCCGTAGTCAGCCGAATCGATGAGCCAAGACCATCCGTTAGCGATGAATGCGCACGGGAAGGAATAACTCGCGGTCTGCATTCCGAGGACGATATTATTATCAACTTCAAGCATTCTCTGGCACGTGTATTTCGCAGTCGCAAGCGTAGAGCACAAGAACACTTTGCCTTTGTAACCCAACGTCTGCAGCTTGTTGAGCGTAGTAGCCACGTACTGCGACACGGCCACGGTATTAGAAGTCATGTTGTTATGTCCGAGCGCTATTAGAAGCACATCGTAATTTAGTATATCGGCTGTAATGCGCGTTGCTGTTGAAGCGTCCCATTTAGCTCCACCTTGTGCATCCTCATGGTAGGTAGCTACCTTGAGCGTGGTCTTGATGACGTTTCCAAATCCGATAACGTTACCGTCTGGATTGTATCCTTCCAGATACGAATCACCGATTACGTACAGCGATTTGATCGTTTCACCATTATCAATACGCGCTTCAAGGTCTGCAACATTGCTTTTGACATTGTTAATAGACGTTTGGAGTTGAAGAGATGCAGCTGCCACCGCATCGTTGACAACCTTAGGCGTTGCCGCGATTCCCGCGGTCGCGTCACTCGTAGCGGGCGTGCTCGCAACGGCTAGGCGCACGTGTCCGTAGTTAGTTCCGTTACCGACTCCGTACGCGGTGGTATCGCTCGCGTGGCTCGTTGGCGCTTTGGTGGCTTCGGCTGCGGTAGCGCGCGCAACCTCCGCTTTGATAGCGGTATCGTTCGCGGTAATGCGCGCGTCATACCGCTGCACCTCATCGCGGTACTGTTCAATCTGCGCGTTGTAATTTCCGGTGAGCGCCCAATAATGCGTGTTGGTAATCTCGATACCAGCGGGCACGTACTGCCTAGAGGTATACGAGTTGCCATTGTTGTAAACGATGGTAAGCGGCTCATATGTCTTGGTGTTGTTCCATTCGAGCGGCTCGGCGAAAAGGGGAACGTAGCGCGCTCCCACGTACTGAGTGACTGCCATAATTCAATATCTCCTTATTTGGTGGGCGTGGAAGGGTCGGTGTCGGGGCTTGCAAGCGGCGTGTACAAGGTAACCTTCATCTTGTCGATGTCCTGCGTGTGCGAGGTCTGCGTTTGCGTGAGCGTTGCGATGTTGTTGGTGTTGGTCGTAACCTTTGTAGTAAGGCCGCTTGTGGTCGTCTTCAACGCTGCAACATCTTGTGTAAGCTGTTCCACGGCTGCGGGATTCAACGTGTTCACGGCTGCGATGGTCTCATTAATCTTATTGATGAGTTCTACCGTGCTAGGGCGCAGGGTCTTGCCGAATTCGAGTGTTGCGATTGCCATTTTTAAACCTCCGTTTTGGTAAGTGCCGTGTAAAGCGTGTGCTTTACCTCTAGTAGTTCCTTCTGCAACCTCGCGATGTCAGACGCGATGTTTTCATTGGGATAGTTGGGCGCGGTGTTGTCGATGACGCCTTGCCCGCTGGTCTCGTACCTTAGAATCAATCGCCCGTAATCCTCGGTGCCGTATACGGCTCCGGTATCGAATGTGATATCGCTCCACGAGTCCGGTACGTAGATACAGAAATGGCCGTCATCGGTCAGACCTGCGAACATCATTTGTCCGAACGTCTGCCAAAGCCAACCGATGTTGTCATTAATCCAATCTTCAATCTGCTGCGCGTAGTAGTCATCGAAGCCGGATTGCATGAACTTTTCAAACAGCATTTCAAGCGTGTCAATCGCGGCGCTGTTCTCGTTCACTTGTCCGCTAGTGTCGTTAACGTAATCCTTCAATGCGTTGATGATGCAGTATAGGTTAGCGGTGAGCTGTTCGGGGCTTTTCACCTCCCAGTACAATTTAGGTAATGTCGGATTAGATATTAGAAAAGGGTCGAAATACGGCAATGGTGTGAACATATAACCTCCTTACCAAAGTGGAACGGTCGGCACCATTATAGACGTGAATAGAACATGCTCCAGCTCATCGAGAATCATAACATCAACATCGTTCCACGATTCAGCGAACCGTGCGGCTTGCTCCGTTATATCGCCTTCGCGCACGGTATCGCTCTCGCGGTCGGTGCCGCTGCTTGCGTAGTCCGAATTACCGGAAAGCATCGTCTCCGGGAAGTCTGAGAAGATATCGCGAGACTTGGAGCGGTCGCGGCTTGCTTGGAACGGGTTCACGCCTTGCTCCACTCGCGCATAGAGCAATTTATATTTAGGCATAATCTCGTTGAGCTTTCGCAGATACGCGGTTTTCCATCGCGCAGGTGTCGGAATTGAAACCTCGCGATAGTAGAACCTCTCTATAATCTTGCGGCACAGCTGCGTATATTGCAGGTCGTTGTACGCATCGAAGCGCCATGATTCATCATCGAGCGGGTTATAAAATCCCATCTCGTACCACTCGCCAAGTGTGACGGTCATAGAGTCCCAACGATCGTTTACGGGAACCTCGGGAAACTCGAACACTATTGACCCTCCTTACCAAACAGCGTTTCATACCGGTGGCGCATGTCGTAGTTATCCGTGATGTTGTCGCGCGCCCATACTACAGTAATAGGTTCGTTAAGCTTACCAGCGAAACGCGCGTTGAGCTTATCGCAAGCGGTGCGCCTGCAAGTCATCGGGGATAGGCGCGCTAGCTCCGTTGGCTGCATGGTCGAATTAACTTCATCCTCAATCATGCGTTCCGCCTTGAACGTCATCGAATCGATTCCAAGCTCCCTATAAACCGCGTCCCATGTGTTAGCCCATTCCGTTTGAAGCTTGTCCCCGATATACTCGCGCGCCCGCTCCGGCATGGTCGCGTTAGTCTGGATGTCGCTGAAATTGTCATACGCTAAAACGAACGGCTCGCCGTTGCCGATTGACTTGTAGAAGTTCTGCACATCGAATGCCCTATCTTGCGGAGCGGATATAACCAGCGGCATACGCATGTGGTAACGGTTAATCTGCTTCGTGCGTAGGATGTCGGCAAGCTCGCGCGCCCAGATGTTAATCTTCACCATGAGCGGGTATCGGGTCGCGTTCTCCCAAATCCACACGCCACGAGACCAATTGCACATGAAATTAGTCTTACCGGTCGCACCGATAGCGCGCCACGCGCGCGGCTCATCGTACATATTCGGCGCGCCCTGTTGGACTGCCTTCAGCGATAGAAGCGTGTCGCTTGTCTGAGACGGATAGGCTAGCGTTGCCGCTCCTTCCGTGAGCAATATCCATTCGAGGTAGCGCGCGTTGCACGTCTCCGGCAACCCAACCCATTTAAAGCGCGACAGCGCTAGCTCTATCAAATCGTTTTGAAACATGTTGAACAACTGTTGATTGTAGGCTTCCGTCTGCCAATACGCCGGTCTTGAGTCCGGACGATAGGCGCGGCGCTGCTTGAAGCCCCTGCGGCCTTTGCTCATCATTCCACCTCCATATAGGCGCTAGTACCCATCATCGCACGGGCGAATGCAGCGTTAGCGTTATCGCTCGCTAGCTTTTGTTCATCTACAAGGTGCTGCATAAGCCTTTCGTGCGCCTTGTAATCGGCACTTATTACAGCGTCTTTTCTAGCTTGCTCGACCTTGTAATCGATAAGCGCCTGAATCTCTTCATCGCTCATGTTCTGGTACGTGTCCGATTTCAAAAGCGAATCGATATTGATTGCATCGTTCACGCATCATCACCCCTTGAAATTGTCGTAGATGCTTACACGGCCTATATCCTCAGGAGTATCCCAAACGGTTACCCCGCGCATAAGTATATCCTTCACGGTGTTCTGAGCGTCTTCCAGAGCGTTACCGTTGCCGCTACACCATACTTCCGTGCATTTCCAGTACGTGAAATGCTTCATCACCTGCATATCGCGCATGTCCCATTCGCGCATGAGCGTATACCCGTACCGGGCGAACGCGCTCGCGGCGTTCATAATGTCGCATTCGCGTTGCGTTATCACCTGCGCGAAGAGCGCGCGCGGAGCCGTAGCGCACCCTTGCCCGTTCGCTCCGGCTCCGAACACAGCCGGCGCGGCCACGCCCGCTTGGTTCAATCGTGCTTGAATCGCGTCTATAGCCGTCGCATGCGTGCGCTGCGCGTTCGCGTCCGCCGTGGCCTTGGTATTGGCCGCATTGGTGCGCGTGAGTGAAGCGTTTGAAGCGGCGCAAGACGTGCTAGCGTTGTTGCGGATGTTAGTTGCGTTCGTTGCAGATGAGGACTGCACGCCGTATGTCGCAGCGGTGAATTGCACCGCGTGGAGCGTCTTCTCAAGCGCGTTCGTTTGCGCGATTGCAGCGGCGTTAGCGTTACTCGATTGCGAGATAGCGGCCGCGGCGTTCGAAGCTGGGAACGATACAGCCATATCCGCGATTCCGGACACAAGCGCGCCCGCTCCGGCTCCGGTAAAGGCGCCGGTAACAACGCTGCCAACGGTTCTCGCTGCAGATGCCGCGTTGTTGTTCGCCGTGGTAATCGCTATCACATCGTTTTTCAGCCCGGTTACCGCTGAAGATGTCGCGTTGTCGCTAGCGCAGTCGGCTTTGAGCTTGTTGTTAGCTGCGGTGGCTCCCTTCAAGGCCGCGCTATTCGAGTTCTCCGTTATAGCGGTGTTAGCGGCAACGTTGATAGCGTTCACGTCAACGGTGTTCTGCGCGGCGTTGTTCGCGTTGGTGTTCGCGGTCGCGTTCGATGCAAGCGAGGACGCTAGAGCGTTATCCGCTGCAAGCTTCGCGTGCGCGCGTTCGTACACGGTCGAGTAATCGGCGCGGCTAGCGGCGCTCTGCGTCACCTGCATAATTGGCACGTTCCAGCGTTTCAGGTAATCGCCCCACGCTCCTCCGTAGGAATACGCGCGGCCTTCCGCTGTATGGAATGTCAGCGTATCGGTTGCACCGGCGATGCCAAGCAAACGTGCATCGATCGTTATATAGGGCATTACGAGATTGAGCGCGCTCGCTACCTCGATACCTTGGTTTCCCAAGTCCTCAACGCGCACGATTGAAGACGCGCCCGTTTCATCCGATACGCGAATAGCGGCGTAAGGCCACGTGTAGAGCTTGGCGAACTTCGCGGCGCGCGACGGGTAGATAAAGTCGCTAGCAGCGGGCTTGATGAATTTATCCACACGCTGCGAAGCCCCTAGCACGCTTACATTGAACCCCCAGATAGTGAAATCCCAATATTGGATTATCAAATCTGTTGGGGCGAAGAAGATACCTTGAATGGTCTGCTTGACCCAAGGCGCGTTTTTCTCCATAGCGCGCAGGAATCCCACGAGGTCGCTCACCGCGACCGAATACACGCGCGCGGCAAGCACGCCGGAAACAAGCTCTTCGGATACAACCGGCACGCGCGGCGCGGCTGCATTGCCCAGATTGCCGGGTAGGTCGCACGATGTCACGATGCAGGCGCGTTGTTCTTCCGCGCTGTAGTTCTTGACCGCGCGGGCGCGCTCGATATACGGCTCCCCACCGGTGTTGACGTCTGCGGTGAGTAGGTACTCGGAATTCTCGCGCGGGCTTGCTAGATAGTCGGCTACGGAAGTCGCGGCAACGGGCGCGTGTCCGCGCTCAAGTAGAATGTAGTCGAATTGCATATCGTTGATATACGTAGTCCACATATCAAGCGATAAGACCAAGCGCGTTGTGTTCGGCGATAGCTGCTGCGCGTCTTGGATGAAGTAGAAGTAGCGTTGTTTGCGCGCGCCGTCCGCGTATTCGAGCGGCTGGGAGTCACTTGTCATGCGCGGCAAATCGGCAACGAGGTAGTTGTACCCTTGAGCGGACGTAACCGGAACGGGCACTTTGGCGCTTCCGTCCGGCTTGACGTTAAACATCGTCTCGAGGTTTATTACATCGCCTTCGAGCGCATCGAACCACGCATCGCGCGCGGCATCGTCTGCGAACTTGACAACGTTGTCATAGTCCCCGCACCAAGGCACGTTGCACATTTTCAATCGCGCATTCGGCTTGAAACGCGTGTAATCGAGCGCGTTGTCATACTTGTATACGTCAACGTTTCCGATGTTCGGGAATCCTGAATCCAACTTGATACCCCCCTTTATTAAAAGCGCCCCCGCTCATTCACAAGCGGGGGCGCGTGTGGAACGCTTTATAGCGATTATAAACCGTTAGGCGATTGTAATGTCAACGGTCTTGGTGTGCTGCGTAGTCGCACCGGACGGATTGACGTAGGACGTGGTGCCGGTCACATGAAGGACGTTGGACGCTTCGAGTCCGGTCTTCTGAACGTGAAGCACTCCCAGACGGTCAACGCGGGTGGCGCTGTTTAGGTCGAGTGGCTCGCCTTCGGTAGCCGCGGTCTCGCCGGACACGCTCCACGTAACCGCATCGGGCGCGACCTCGATACCCTCATCGTTGGCGGTAACGGTGCCGACCAGTTCGACGGTGAGCTGCGTAGTGTCACCCGGCTTGAGCGAAGTCTTGGCAGCGGTGATGTTCACGCCGGTAACGGCCTGCGTGAGCGTGGGCACGGTGGTACCCGCATCGGTGGTGAAGAGAATCGCCGGAACGAACGGGGACGCGCTCACAACCTCCCAATGATGCAGATAGTAGTTGGTGCTCAAGGTCTGGGGATTGTAGAAGCTCTCGTTGGCATACACGTAATCGTTGCAGACAAAGAACGAATCGGTGGTTAGAAGAGCGAAGGCGCCCGGGATGGGCAACTCCGGCACCTCGATAGTACGGTATGCCGCTTCCGCCTTGTCGAGCTGGAACACGCTTGCCAAGGTATCCACATCGATAGAAGCGGCTGCATCCGCCGTGATGAAGAGCACAAGCTCCTCGGGCTTGGCAAAAGTCGGAATTCCGTACTCTGCGGATACCGGGGAATAGAGCGAAGATGGGAATTTGAGCTTCTTTGCATAGGCGCGTACGGCCTTCAAGAACTCTTTGCCGGTCGCTTCATCGGTCGGCGCGGCGCTCACCTGATGCTTGAAGAACTGCCAATTCTTCTCATAGTAGGAAATCTGGTTGAGCATGCAAAGGTACTCATCATAGTTATCGGAGTTGCGCGGGACGGTCATAACCGCATCGATAAGGCGGTTAAGTCCCATCTCATCCGCGAAAGCCTGCTGCAGGTCGGGCAACTCGAGCGTGATATCGTAGCGGTCTTTGCGGTTCACGGTGTGGTACCACACAGCGGCTTCGGGGCGCTCGACCTTGAGGAGGTTAGCATCGTCAACATCGTAGGTGTGGGCGCGGAGCCACTTGATAGCGCTCTCCTGAATTGAAGCGCCGTAACGCAGATTGGAACCCTTGAAGACGGTAAGGGGATTCTCCCACTGGTTGTTATGGACAATCTGCGTGCCAATTCGGTTAACGAACGCGTCCACGAACTCGTTAAGGTAACGGCGATTCATCGGGTCGAACAGGAATTTAGAAGTAGCATCGATACCGGAAATAGTCGGGTTAGGTACGCGCTGCTGGAAATCGTTGGTGCCGGACAAGTACACGCGTCCGGCGATAGTGGTGTTGTTGGTTGCCATTCGTGTATCTCCTTACAAATCCAAATCAAGGTCATCATAATCGGGGATGACAGTTACATCGTCCTCGATGATATCCGCATCCCCGTCACCGTCCGCATCAATCACGGTCGCGCCGTTATCGATGTCGATTGCGTCCGCGGTCGCGCGCATCTCATCGAGTACGCCGGCGATTGCGTTTACAGCGCTCTCGATACGCTCCAAACGGTCGCGCAAGTCATCGAACTCGCCCACGCGGTGCGCTTCCTCGCCGTCAACGCCTGCGGTCTGCTCAATCTCGATTTCCTCGGGTGTCAGGTCATCGTTCTCGCCCATAGAAGCCCCTTTCTATATGTATATGAATCGAGCGCGAACACGCGATGAAAAAAACATGCGTGTTCGCGCTCATTATAGCGCATATACGAAACAAGACGCGTTCCATTAAAACGCGTTGCTACCTCGCGCGGGGTTCAGGTATCGACCGAACGATATAGCTCCCCGAATCGTCCCTACTTATGGAGTTGCGCGCCCGTCATCGCTTGCGCGGATACTACTTTACACCATAGAGCGCCATAGCGTCCAAAAAGCCCTCGCGCACCTTCACGCTCTCAAACAAAACGCTACCCTCGTAATACATTTGGACGATAACGCGCATGGTCTTGAGCGCTCGCTGCGCGGCTATGCGGTTCGGCGTGTTGTCCTTACGCGTGAGCGCGTAGACGTTCGGCGCGTTGTTGGGGATGTTCGAGGTGACGTAGTAATAGCCCTCGCTCATGTCAGCCCATATGCCGTATTCATCCCCCATGTGCACCACGCCCATAACGTATTTAGCGCGTGGGGGCTTCTTCATCACATAGCGCGTATCTTCTTTGAAGTCGTTCGCATACGTGGCATTCGAATAGCCTGTTACTTGCCCCATGCGCCCGGCTAGGGTGTGTTCCATGCGGTACGCGTCATGTTCGTCAGGCTCAACGTAATGAAGCAGACACATCTTATCTTGATACCACGTATAGCCGTAGGCTGGAACGCCGCGCACACCGAATGCAGCGAAGTAGGGATTAAGCAAGTCAACCGCGTTTCCAAGCAGGAACAAACGCGGCTTGACCCTACTATCGTTATAGGCGTCCTCGCGCGCGCATGAATCGATGATACGGCTCAACATGTTCCATTCGTTGCGCTTGTACGTGTGAGTGGAATCGATCGATTCTAGGATAGCTTCATCGAAGATGATGTTTTCAACGTCCGCAAACGTGCGCTTCTTCGTTCCCTGCATCTCTGCGAAAGCAACGACATACCCGCACGTGTTCCAGGGGGTGCCGCGCTTCGCGTCCTTAACGCGGTATTTGAACTCGTTCGCTTCGCATTTGTATTCGAACGCCCCAAAATCGTCATCAGTCGCGGCTAGCTTGTCGAAATAGCTTTTCTTGACTGCATCGCGTTCATCAAGCGTGCGGCACACCTCCACGAACCTGCAACCGCGTTTGATAGCGCGGTTGAGCGCGTAGGCGCGAAGGCCGTAGGTCTTGCCCTTGTTCGGAGCGCCCACGACCATGGTTACATCCGCGTTATATGAAAGCGTCTTCTCCCAGTTGTAATGAATGCCGTCATTAAGGTTTACCATTCAACACCTCTCTTAAGCTTCATACAGCACTTCAAGCCCGTAGGCTACAGCGATATCGTGTTCAATGCGGCACCCGCGCGCGTTCTCCCAGCCTTTGCAGAAATAGGCCGCATGGCACAGGCTCATATTCTCGATTGACTTTGCAAGGTAGCACAACGGAACTTGCACCACGCCGCGTTTTTCCATGGCGTTATCGCTGTACCATTCATCAGTAAACAGTGTGTTCACGAATTCGTAGCCCATCTCGCGCAGCTTGGCATAAGCTCTATCTCTTGTCTCTGTAATCTCATTATCGGTCTTACCTGCCATAGGCTGGGAAATCATCGCTTTCATTTTTCCTTCGTCTCGCATATCCATTCGGCTTCATTCCCTTCATCATCGATATAAGTGTAACTCGCGCGCTCACCATCATAGTCAATTACCCGCTCGGCTGTGTCCACCACGCGCCCGTACCTCTCGCGAACGTATGCCACGGTGCGCGAGTTGCCACCTTTCTCCGCGTCCCCTAATACACGGTCGGACGGGTAGAGCGCTATCGACTCGCGAGATATCACGCGCGCGGTCTTGCCGGTGTAATCGGTAACATCTGCATCGAACACATCCGATGCAGCCGGCCTATAGTGTTCGAGCGCATGGCACACCTTGTTAGACACGCGCACGCCCCACCCGAGTACGCGCGGGGCTACTTCCTCGAATCCGTGCCGGACGCTCATGTCATCTATCCAATTCTCGATATGGTAGGCGTTCGATGGTCTAGAAAGACCCGCGCACGTTATATGCGCGTGGCGCCCGTCCCAGCTAACGCGCGCCTTGTTCCACGCGTCCATATGGAGCGGGTAGGCGTCTCCCTCCACCTCGAACGTGCCTACCCCGGTGAGCGGGGACGCGTAAGACGGGAAATTAGAGCGCACGCGCTCCATGCATACATCGATAGACGCGGTAACTGCGCGGTGGAACGCATCGAGCGCGGCCATTAAATCGGACGCGCTCACGTCTGAATCGCACGAGATTTTCAAGCTGTCGGTGTCACCCCCGAGCACTCGCACGCGCTCACCGAAAGCCCTATACATAAGCTCGATAGCGGCAACGATAGCCATACGCGAACCGCCTACGATTCTCAAGCCATAAGGGTAGAGAACAAGCTTCTTGCGCGCGTCCTTGTAATGCTTCTCGTAGTTCTCGCGCGTGACCACCGTATCCCTATCAACGCTTATCTCTCCCCCAGAGACCTTATAGGCGCACTTGAATACGTCTTGCGCTTCCATTCCATATATCGAGTTAAACATTCCCTTTACCGTGCTCCCGTAATATGCTTCGAGGTCGGAGCGCTCCATCTCGCCGGTGCGGATACGCGCGGCGATTCCCTCCGGAATGCTCTCCGGAATAGGCTGTATGTAAGCGCGCCCGGTCTCGTACGTCTTTAGAATCTGCTTGCACGCGTCCTTGCGCGCGTAGAAGAGATTAGATAGCAACGTCACGTAGTCGGGCGGCTTCACGAACTTGCACGTTCCCTCGCCTAGAATCACATCCATAGAATCCCATTCGTAAACGCGGCTCATGCACCACAACTCCATTTCCGACACGTTCACGATGCATGATTGGGCTTCCACCAGCTTGCCGAACGCGAAACGCGCACCGACTGCAACGTCGACGTAACCGGCGCTTCTAACCTGCGTCACGGTCTGCCTATCAGCGTCCCCGCTTCCCCACTCGCCCAACTGGGCGGTGCCCTTAAACTTCGCTTCCGATAGCAACGCGATGTCCCACGCCGCGAACGCGCTACCCGCGCGCAGGCGCAGGCGCGTGAAACGTACCTGCGCGTGAAACGCGCATCCAAAAGGCTCTTCCCAGTGCTTCATAGCTTCATCAAGGTTCGTGTTTACAACGGAATCAGCCATATGCTGCAGGATTGCGGGAACAAGACCTTTGAACTTTACGGGGGTCATATGTCCGTTGATATATGCGTGATGCGCGGATGTCTCATCGATGCTGTACACGTTGCGTTGCACCAGCCCCGAATACCGCGCGGAAGTGAACGTGAACCCGCCGCGAAAACACGCCTTCCTAAGCGCGTACTGCGCGTATGTCGGCGCGAGTTCCTGCGCGCACATCCGCTCGAACGCGGCTTGCACGGACACGGGTTTGCCCTCGCCGCGCGGAATACGCAAGCGCCCTGTCTCCATCTTTCCGGCTTGCCGCACCAATGACGTTTTAGTAAGAACTCGAACCCCAAGCCACTCCGGTTGAAGCCACTCGTTAGATTCAAGAAGGTAGCGCAGGTAAGCAGGTATCACTTCCGTATCGCGCCCGGCGTAATATAGTTCTTCATCTGTCAGCGGTGTTTCCGGTGTGCGGATTTTCGAGTAATCCCAGTCACCAGTAGCCTTAGGCAGCCCGCATGTTTCGCCCATCTTGGCAAGTCCGCGCATCTCGAGATAGAAGGTGTCCCAGAAACGGAGCTTTACCGCGCCTTCCTGAACGATATCCACGGTGTAGGCGCTAGTCGCGCTCTGCGCGCTCGCAACCATATCATAACGATCGTTTAGGTCGAACATGAGCGGTTGCAAATCGAACATGAGGTTATAAGCGCAGATGATGGGAACGCATCCGTTGCGTTCACCCCACGCTATGTAATCGTCTATAACGGCCTGCATTTGCGCGCCGTGGCGATAAAAGGACACGTTTCCCGCTCCAACCTCGTATGTCCGAATGTCTACACCGCGCAAATCGTTGACGATATATAGTACCGGATAAGCGCGCCATTTGTTCTCTTCCGCGTCTACAAGGATGTTGCATGTTTCAGTGTCATAAGACGCGGCTATCTTGAATTGTTTGCTATCACGTTTGCGCGCCATGTTCCCTCTAACACCCTTCAAGCTATCTGAACATCACAAGCATCGAAACCCACCAATCAGACCCCATCAGCTCGGAATCGTAATCAACTTCGTTATAGAAGGCTTCGTTTTCGCTTGTAATCCCTTCCACGAACGATGATGTTACCTTGGAGCCTATCGCAGCTTGAAACGCATCTTCATTGGCGCTAAGAACCTTCTCGAATGCTTCAGCCAACGAGTTGGTGCCGAGACCGCGAATTATGTACTCATTTCGCTTACGCGCATCGCGCCCGCGCCATAGTTGGCGCGTTGCCGCATAGAACACAGATACCTTCTCGCTCGCATGCTCGCCTAATGTTGTTGGTTGCCCAATTTTCGCGAGGTTCAGTTGCCGGGCGAAAAAGATATCCGAACGCTCTTTAGCGCTCTTCACGCGGCGCGGGGACGATGTCATGCGGTCGAGCTGCGCGGCTGCTGCTTGCGTGCGTTCTTTAGCGCCTGCGACCTCGGACGCGGCGCGCGTGTTCTGATATGACTTGGTAATCTGCGCGCGCACGCTCTCTATATAGTCCGTGCGCGCTCGCATCTGCGATGCACTCATTCCGGTTGTATCCTCGCGCTCAAGGCGCGCCAATAGGCGCTTGGCGCGACGACGCGCGTTATATGTCTCATCAGATGCACGTTTGGCTCTTGCCATTTCAATACCTCCGGTTTAAAAAAAGGCGGAACGGCTTCAAGCCGAACCGCCTTAGAGACAACGGAATAGGATTATATATTAGACAAGTACAAGCGTCTTGCGAGTGTTGCCGTTAGGGAGCTTAGAGGAGACAAGTTTCATCTGGACAACCTCGCCGGAATCAAAGAGCTGAGCGGCCATGAAGTTATCTGCTGCGTTGCGAACGCCCTCGGACTGGGAGAAATACGCCTTGCCGTCCGCGCAAACAATCGTGGTGTTGGTGCAAGGCATATCAACGCCGTTCTTCTCACGGGAACGACGCACTCCGGGCTTGGTGAAAACTCCGATAACGTCCAGGGTCTCGCCCTCATGCTCTGAAAGCGATTCCGCGTTGTTCATCGCGTTCACAACGAGCTTGCGGGTATCCGCATCGGTGGGCTGGATAGAGGAGTAGCTAGAGGGAGTGTAGAGGTTGGTATCGGTATCGATGGTGGCAATCTGGTTAGTCTCAATCATGGTTAGAGTCCTTTCTTATAGTTAATTGCGGTTTCTACAAAGAGCTTAATCGGCATTGAGTAGTAATCCGAGTCCGTTTCAACATCTGTAATGGTAATGGTCGGGTCTTTCAACCTTCTACGTAGCGTGTTAGTGGCTTTAATAAGCTTCGAATAATCGCCAAGAAGCTCATACTCGAACGGCTCAAACTCTCCATTTACAACACGTTGACCCTTACAGTGCGAGAACGTTACCGTTCTGCCGATTAATCCACGTTCAAAATTAGTAGGCATAATGTCATCTCCTTTCCCGTTGCCTTGATTAGTATTATAAACATTAACAGTATAGCGTGTCAACGATTAAATTAATAAATTTTGTAGTAAACCCGATTCACGTACGCCTGAACCTCATTGTAGCGGCTACCAAGAGCATCACGGCGCGCCTGACCGCTGCCGTACTCACCGCGCATGACTGCAGCAGCTAGCTCCGCTGTAGTCTTGTAGCCGGAGCCGATACCGAAATAATGCGAATTCACGTAGGCTTGAACCTCTTCATAGCGGCTACCCAATGCATCGCGGCGCGCTTGTCCGCTTCCGTACTCGCCGCGCATTACTGCAGCGGCTAGGGCTTCAACGGAGTCGGTGGGAGCTGCAGGCGCGTTGTTCTGGTTGCCGGAATCGGGCGCGGGTTCGGTGCCTGTAGACCCGTCCATATATGCTTGAACTTTCGATTTGAACCAATTCCAGCTGTAGCCCCAGCGCTCCAGATACGGAATGGGGTCGGTGTGCGTGGTGCCACCCCAGAGCGTACGCGCATCGTTATGCGATAC